AATCCTTCAGTATTGTCAGATGATTTAAATGTGCCTCCACATTTAATATTACCTCGAGATTTTATATTTCCATTAACCTTTAAATCTTTATCAACATACTGATTACCATCTGAAGATAGATAAGCCCTGTGTATCTTACCATTCTTTTTAGTTGAAAGAGAAACTTGTTTCGTAAATCTATCGTCAGCAATTACAACCTGACCTTCTAACATGCTTGATAATGAAGGCTGTTTTTCTACGATAGACAGACTTCCTTGTGTGGTATTTTTTATAAATCTTGTATCTCTATCCATTACGAAACCACACTATTTCTTATTATCCGGTATTCAAATGTAATATCATTAATTTCAATCAATGCATCGGCAGTTGCAGGGTTAAATTTTAATTGTAAACTCTGACAGCTTATAACAGAGGACGGGGTAAATGTAGCAACGTCCCATTTCAATATTGTCAATGCATCCCCATCGTCATGAGTGGCAGCGGTAGAACCATTATATCCTCTAATGACTGTAAGAGAATGACCTGATATAGATTCAACAAATATTTGTTCACTACTTATTAAACAAATATCGCCTATAGAATACAATGAACCATTATCAACGACAAATTCCGTATCGCTTGCGCTTATATTAGGACTTCCAGTGACATCATTAATAGTACTACCACCTGTAAATGTAGCCGCTAAACTACCTGTGAAATCAGCGTATATTTTGGTACCATCAACAGCATATTCAAATGGCGTGGTTTGTGCTACGGTGGATTTGTATGTAACTATTACTTTGTATACCTTTTTCTTTAATCCCGGCTGACCGAAATCTATATCTCTAGTTATGAGCTCCTGACTCCCTTGCGTATAAGCATTTGGAAGATACTTTTTAAATCCGACTGAATCGCTATCAGTTTCAACGCCAACTATAAGATTATTATTCCAATCAGTGGCAAAGTTTGTATAATAAGCGCTATCTGTAAATATATTAGAGTTCTGCACCCATCCATTAGTATCGAAATCATAAATAAAACAAATATTACTTTGAGTAGATGCATCCTTTGGTGACCTCATTACAAGTAATTGATTACTGATAGAGTCATAGCCAACCATTAAATCTTTTAAATGAGCTGAACCATTAGCAAAATCAGACCATGCTTTCATAGGTGAGTTTAAAGATTCAAATACACTTACTTTATTTTCGATTATATTAATTACTCTTCGGCCATCATATAAAAAACACCCGGCTTCATTTGCCCAAACAATCCCATTTTCAGTCTTTGTTACACTATAGTGAAAGCTAACACCTTGGTTTCTAATAGTCTCTTCAAGGTACCAACTTGATGGACTGGGGCTGGATATGTTTATAATATGAACAAGATTATGCTTAAAAGCAATTAATCTATCAGCATAGGACTGCAAAGCAGTATACTCACCATAGTCACCTTTAGATACATCAATAAAATTATTATTTAGAAATGTGTCCATTTTATTTATTTCAGAAAACATAATTCTGTCACCGTACCTAATCTTTGAGCCTGTAAAATCCTTTGTCACGATATTGGCAATAAAAGTTCTACGACCAGCAACAGTGATTGCATTATAAGTTTCTTGTTCTTTTCCTATCGAATTAAATTTTATATCATGGGTAAAACCATTTATGCTTTCATATGTATCTAAATTCGGCCTTACTGATTTTAATCCAACCGATGTACTTACTGCTGAATAATATCCAGAATTTTGGGTAGCATTACCAGCGCTTCGAAGAGTCCAAGCTTCATATTCACTATCAAGAGCCATCCTAGCTCCACGGACTATATCTATATCAACAAATAAAGTAAGGGGGTCATCACTGGCCGATTCCCTTATATATATTCTACCACCACTAATTCTTCCCGAATAAAATCTATCAGCATATACTGTACATTCCAAAGATTTATCAGCGCTGGCTAGTGCATATGTATTTGTAAGTTTGGTAGGTAATGACTCCTGATTCCCATCGTAAATAAATGTTTGCCAAAACTCATACGTTTTATCTTCCCATTCACCATCGTCAGAATGGTCCGTAACTCCAACATTCCAACCAATACCGCGCTTATATATAGCTCCGCTATTGTCAGCTATCTGTGCGTCAGTTGTACCACCATAGCCACGATACATATGTACAGGAGTATCTGTCCCGATACCCTCTCCAGATTTCCTAACCATAATTACTTCGGGTTTTTCAGAAGAAGTACTCAATATAGAATAAACTTGACCAACCTCAAAAAGATGATTAGCCGCCAATGCATTAGTCGCTGTCTCAAAAGTTGAAGTTACTTCTGTTATTGCTGTAAAAAGTTGAGCAGTTTGAACATCGTTACCGTCACCGTCTTCAAGTATGGCATTTACCGCAGCATAATGAGCATTTGTAGCTACAGTATGCTGACTACTGGTTGGCATTACAACTGTAGAAGGCGCACATAAGAAAGAAGGATGTTCGTACCAACCGGAAAAAGAAAGTCCCTTCGCATGATTAAATTGATTTCTTTGGATATATCCGTACCATTTTACTATAGCATTATTTTCTACATTGACATCATTAACACGCATTGCTTCGTCTGAAAAACTAAAAAGAAATTCAGAGGTCTTATCTTGGTCCAGTAAGACAGGTTTTATCTCATCTCTTTTCCAGCTATCATTTTCATTGGCTGGAGTTGCAACGGAATTATAAGACCAGATATCAACAGTTCCATTTTCACCATCACCAAGAGCAACCAATCTATCACCTGTTGTTCTTCTAGCCTTTATAGTAACGGTGGCAATACCATCCGCTGAAGATGTGAATGTCAGTGTTTCACCAGAACCAACCATACCACCAGTTGTTGCGTCGGTAAGTGTAATTTGACTTGCATTAATGCCCTCTGTTCCAGCAGCTATTGCAGCTACTGTTGTATCCATACCCGTACCTGTGACTGATTGACCAACTCTAACATCTGCACTATCATCAATATTAATTGTAACTGTATTAGTATAACCGGTATCAGTATCAACAGTAAAAGAAGTCTCGTCCACAATAGCCCGTCCTGTAACCATCATATACTGGTCATAATTATAGCCCATAAAACCGGTGACAGTATATACACCATCATTAGATTTTGAACCAGAAACGGTAATAATATCTCCGGGTTTAATACCGGCAGTGTCTGTCCAGTAAGTAGCTTTAGTGGTACCAGACGTTCCATCTATCTTTATATATTGTTTTGATGATAATATCGCTGTAATAGCCATAATTATTCAGTGCCTGCTGCTCCACCGCCAGCTGCTCCACCGGGAGCAACTGTATCCGTTCCAGATATATCTGTATTCTGTGGGTCAATAAAAGATATATTGCCAACAGCAACACCGACTGTAAATGTCGTAGTGCCGTCATCGTTAAATTCATTTTTTCTACTATGGTCTGCTTCAAAATAGGCTAAATTATATCCACCGCCCTTATTGGAAGGAGTTCCCTGTTCTAATTGAGCACTAACAGAAGATATATAATTGGATAACGTACCGCCAGCATTGGAAGGATTAGCGCTATGCGCATGAAGAACGCCAGCCGTCTTTATCTTGCCTTGAGCATCTATGGACATGTTTTTAATAAAACTAGATTCATCTTCATTCAAATCCCTTGGGTCTTTTAAAGAATTTATACCACTTGCAAAGCTTCTTATTGTGTAATACTGTTTAGGCATTTTTTAACTCTAGATGTACTAAATCGTTAAATTTCTGGTCTTTAATTTCACCGTCTGAATCCCAATCGGCTCCAGACCTTACAGGGATTTTCATCATGTGAGCAATTCCGCGAAGCATACCAGCCATATAGTAATGACGATTAATACCTTTTACAGAATCAAAGTCTACAGGATATGGCGTAACATCTACTGCTTTTCCATCTATGTGTTTAGACTTCATTGTTTTAGACGCTCCGCTATCAACAAGCTCGCGCTGACGTTCTTTTGAGCGTACCCCTTCCAGTATAGTTAAATCCATTAACTTAATAGCTTCATTCAAAACATTCACCAGTTTTGAATCAACGCCTTTTAATCTGGATTTTGAACGTTTACCAAATTTAGGCATCAGA